CTATTGCTCCGTAGGTTTGATCAGCGCAGTATAGGACGCCTCGCACGCCAGCCCGGCTATTCGGGCTCGGTCATAAGCTTTCGCCAGCTCTCCCGCTCGTGCATCAACCCGTGCGAGCAAGTCGGAGAGCACCATGGCGGCGCGGGTAGCTGCCTGGCTTCGAGCGGCAATGGCGGGATCCGGGGCGGGGCAACTGACGGTGGCGGCGAGCTTGCCGGCTTCGTCGAGCAGCCGCTTGCCAGCAGCATCAGCCCCAACAGCAGCCTCATCGGCATTCTTTCGTTGTTCTTGAGCATTGACCCTCACCTCCCCTTGTGCCATGTTGCGGCGCTGTTCTTCTTCCCTAGCGCTGCGCTCAACAAGCACCTCTGCCAGGCGATCACCACTATCCCGATTCGCTGAAGCCAGCGCAGCGCTAGCGCGCTCAACCGATCGGCCGTGCTCGTAGGCGCCCCAGAACGCCGAGGCCACCAGTGCCAGCGATACCGCCGCGCCGATCGTGCGCACGCTGATCATGCCAGCACCTTCAGCGCGCGGTCATGTAGGGCCTTTCGCTCAGCGGCACCGTGCGGCACGCGGCCAGGCTTGCCGGTGTTGATCACGCTGCCGATGTCTTGGAAGCGACCGGCGTCGGCCAGCTCGTTCAAGCCGTGGGTCGACCACCACCAGGCGGCAGACATCGCGGCGTGCTCCGGCTGCTCGAGCAGCTCCGGCTTCTCCTCCAGCGGCAGGGCCAGGCCGGGGCCGGCGGCGGCATAGTTCGCCCGGCCGGTGAGCTGGATCAGGCCGCGGCCACGGTACCGCCAGCCGTCCCCCGGGCAGGTGTTGCCCATGCGCCCGCTGTACACGATGTTGGCAATCTTCTCCGGCTGCCGCGCGCAGACTGCCGCTGAAGCCGCGGTGAACCGGGTGGGCCAGGTGCGCACCAGCGCCTCGGCGCTGTAGTTCAGGTTTTCCACCAGGTTGCGCAGCTGACCCGACTCATGCCCAACCTGGGCCAGGAACGCCGCCACACGCACCGGGCTGTCGATCTTGTAGCGCGCTATGGCCCGGTTCAGCGCAGGCAAAAAAATACCCGCGACTGGGCGGGCGTTCGGGAGTATCTGCAAAAGCTGCTGCATTGTAATTGGCATGATCTTCAAACCTCGGATTACAGGAAAGAAAAAGCCCCGGCAGTGCGGGGCTTTATTGGGTGTGTTCCGCGTCTTGCGGCGGCGCAGTGGCATCCTCTGGGCTTGCCGGCCACTCAATCGACAAGGGATAGCCTGGCTGTTGCTCAAGGCGATTCAGGGCGATGCGGTAGCGCTTCCAGGCCAGCAGCATTGCCTGCTCATGCTCCGACGCCTCCCCGAGGTCGACCGCATCCTGCAGGGGAGCGATACGCATAGAGGCATTGGCCAGCCTCTCGTCACGAAGGGACAGACCTTTGGTGCGGATGCTCTCCTTCTGCGCGTCAACATCAAGAACCCAGGCGCCGCCGTCCCAGTAGTGGAAGTCCCCCGGAAAAGGCTGGCGGGTAAGCTCAGGCGGCAGAGCGCCTAACGCGGCGTGATCCTGAGCCGCACCGGTAGCAACGTCGTAAACGGGGCCCCGGTTGTCTTCCACTAGGGCCCAGGCCTTGCCAGCCAAATCGCGAACAACGGCATGGCCTGGCACAGGCTCCGGCGGCGAATCGGTATAGGCATAGCCAGGAATCAACCAGTGCTCGGCATCGAGCGGGTCAGGGTCTGCCACTCCCTGGCCGATGTACTCCAGGGTTTGAGGGTGGGCGTTGTAGATAACAGGTGCGTTCATTTGAAGTCTCGTCAATATTTGATGCAAGCGAGCAGCGCAACGTTGCGCGGCCGCGATTCGGTGCCGCCCTCTGCGGAAACGGTGACTGGGTGGACGTGCGCGCCATCGACGCCGACAGTGCCGGTTACCGCGTGGGTATGTACGCCGTCGAGCGCGCCAGTAATCAATGTGCTTACGCCCGTGCCGCCAGAACTACGCCCCGCTAGCACTGCGGGCGCACCGTCTGCCCAGCCCCCGTAAACCGTTTGTGCGTGCGTGTGGCCGCCCGAGGCGGTGGCAAGACCGCTAAAGGGGTGTGCGTGCCCACCAGCTGCACCCGTTGTAGCACCGTGGGTATGCCATGCGTTCTGAGCACCCTGTACCGATCCAAGCGCACGGCCCGGGTCAACCCCACGACCTTCATCAAAGCAGCGGATAAATTCCCCGCGCAGGTCCACCACGTTGAACGTGCTATAGCCGTCGCCGGCGCCGCCAAACGTCCCGATAGCCGCGAACAACGCCGCGTAAGTGGTTCGACTGACTACCGCCCCGTTGGCCTTGAGGAATCCAGGCGGCGGATTAAAGCCGGGGAAGTACACAATGGTTCCAGGGGGCGTGCTGTTATCCAGTCGCGTCCAGTCTGTCCACACCTCCTGAAAGCAAGAACGCGCATAGACCGACACACCTTCGTTGTACTGGATGGCCAGCTGGGAACGATTGCCGTTCGAAGCTACAGAATGAAAAAAAGTCGTGGTGATATGCCAGTAGACGTTAGGCGACGGGGCGTTGGCATGTTTAGTCAAGATGACCTGATTCACTGCCAAATTAGGGTCCTGCTCGACCGAACCTTGGTTCATGCCACTGGCCGCCGTGAGTGCTGCAGCCAGGCCTGTGATATCCGTCATGGCATGGGTATGCGACGTCGCGGCCGCGCCCAGAGAAGAGCGAGCTTGGCTCATATCAGCGGAAGCAAGCAGGCCGCGCATGAACACCGACAGCGGCGCCATAGCAAACTGATCGACCCCGGTGCTGAAAATAATCTGGTTTGCTGCAGTGCTCAGCGCTGCCAGAGACAACAGGGTGTTATCCACCGGCTGCTTACTCGCCAGCGCGTTGGTCATGGTCGTGGCAAAATTCGGATCATTGCCCAGTGCCTGGGCCAGCTCGACCAGCGTGTCGAGCGCACCCGGCGCGGCGCCGATCACTCCATTGATCACGTTTTTAACCCAGGCGGTGTTAGCAATCTGAGTGTCATTCGCCGCCGCTGCAGCGGTCGGCACTTTCGGTGCGCCGGTAAAGCTCGGGCTGTCGATCGGTGCCTTGCTGGCCAGCGCGGCATTGATCGCCTCCAGGTCAGCGATGGTCAGTGCCCGCGACCACTTCATTGACTCGGGGCCTCCCGGGGGCTTAGCGAACTCGCCAAACCAGACCCGGTGCCCGTATTCAAAAACGATAAAGTTCGTCATGTCGGCACGGGGCGTGCTGGCAATAACCCCCAGCAGTACCGAGCCGGTTCCAACCGGAGCGTTGGGCGTCGGCGCCGACGTCTCTGCACCGTTTGCCTGGTAGAAACCACCCGGCACAATTGCCTTAAAGTCAGCCAATGCCGGCGCGCTCGTGGCGTCTAAGCCCACTTGGCCAATTTTCAAGGCATCGGTAATGCCCATGCCAGCAAGCGTATCCGGGCTCGAAGCACTCAACACCCGACCGTCAGCGCCGACCTTGACCTTGGTGTATTCACCTGCAGCCACGCCGGTACGCCCAATAGCCGGGGTGAAATTCAGCGCCGTGGTCCCCAACGTCGGCAGTACCAGGTTAGTTAGCTGCCAGGAAGTGCCACCATTGACCGTGCCGCTCTGCACAGGCACCAGGTGACCCGGGATGCATTCAACGCTTTCGTTGGCGTCCTGAGCCCGCACCCAGGCGCCGGCGTCGGCGGTGTAAATCCAGTTTTGCGCCGCGTTGGCTTGGTTCTTCACCAGCACCCGGTCCCCGGCCAGCACGCTCACGCCGTCAATGTTCTGCAGGCCACTCAGGGCAATAGGCCCCGTGGTCGCGCAACGCACCGAGCGCTTGGCATCGGTCGCAGTGATGGTCTGAATTGCCTTGAGCAACTGGCTCAAGTCGCCTTCAGTCGGCGTCATGCCGGCCGAGAGGATCACGTTCAGAATCTCTTCCGATACTGAGTTACCCCAACTGGCCGGGATCAGCGAACCAATCTGGCCGAGGGTTGGGTTTTCGTCCACAAACTTGCCGTCCACCAGGCCGACGCCGGGCGTACTCTTGGGGTAGTCCATCAGGGTTTATCCGTATTGAATGAATTCGAGGGTGTGCGCCGGCGCCGAACGCTTGATCACACATTCCAGGGCGCCGCTTGGGTTCATCCCGAAGCGTTGCCCCCAGTAGCTAGCGCCGAAGCGGCGCCCGAGGCGCAGGCGCGGCCCGGTTTCGAGCGTCCACATAAACTGGGCGGTCCACGTCCCGAAGTGCGCGGCGCCAAAGCGCGACCGGCCAAAGCGTGGTGCGCGGTGCTCGATTACCCGGGCTTGCGTGTAGCCCAGGCTGAACGCCAGCTCGACGAAGTACGCCGGCGATTGGCCGCCGACTTCGACCAGGCGCCGACGCACCGCCAGTTGTCGGTCATCAAAGGTCGGCGACTCGCCCAGGCAGGGGTCGGGCAGTTTCATGACCCGTTCCCAGTCCGGTACCAGCTCGCGCACGGTGTCCGGCTCGCTCTCGGTCAGCAGATCCGCCACCCGCAAATCCTCGCGGGCCAGCTCCTGGGCGGCGGCAGCCAACAACACGTCAACCTGCGGGTTAAGCTCACGGTCCCAGGCCGGGCCGGGGGGCAGTAGCGCGCGCAATTGCCCGTGGTAGTCCTCTGCCGTCCTTACAGCCACAGCACACCCCCATAGGTCAGCAGCTCATGGGCAGCGGCCAATACGTTGCCCACCGGCGCGGTCAGGGTGTGGTCCCGCTCGCCGGCGGCACCGCTGATTGCCTCGCCGATATGCGTGGCCAGCAGCTCGGCGCCCAACTCCGACTCGCGGTTGTGCAGATCGATCAATGCCGCCTCGACCGCCCGCCGCACCGCGCTGCTGTCGGGGGTGACCTTGAGCTGGTACTGCACCGGCTTTTCTGCCGGCGGCAGCACGTATACCTCAGCCGTGACCGGCCGTTCCTTCTCGATGTAGGCCGCCACCTTCGCGCAGGCCTCGGCATTGGGGATGATGTCGATATCGCCGTCACGCACGAAGAACACTCCCACCGTGCCCGGGCCCATCCAGCGGCGTACCACCCAGGCCCGTGTCACCCCGGCCACCTCAAGCGCCCAGGTGACGTAATCGTCCTTACTGCCGCCGTGCGGAATCACCTGATAGGAACGGATCACCCGGCCGCGCAGCGTCTCGATGCTCTCCTGTTCGGTACCGCCCTGCAGGCCAGGTTCCTCAACGGTGAAAACCTCATTGAGGCCAAGCACCGGACTGATAAGGCGCAGCGTGGCACCGGCCGAGGTGTTGCCCAGCAGTCCGGCTTCCAAGGCTTCCAGCTTGGCCACGCCCTGGGCGGCGGTCAGCTTGACCGTGGCCACCACCCGAAAGCGTGCGCCGTCGTCCCGCTGCAGCAGCGTGCCGGCATCGAGCAGCGCCGACACGGCACCGGTAAAGGTCGCGGTACCGCTGGCCGCTACTGCCGCCAGGCGGTCGCGTTTGAGCCGCGCGCGGGCCATGCGGCGCAGCGTGTCTTCATCGGCCGTGTCGGGCAGGATTTGCGCGGCAATGTATTCTTGATGCCCATAGCGGGCAAAGGAGGCGCCGCCCAGCACCCGGGCCAGCACCTCCGCGTCAGACCGTAGCAGCGCACTGGAGCCCACCAAGTCGGCCTGCGCCCGAGCGATCAGCCCGGGTAACGTCGGGGTTTCAAACGGCATTGATCACCTGCCAGAGATTGTCGAGTTTCAGGTCTATGGCGGTGCCGTCCTTCATCGACAGCACCACCAGCATGTTCAACCGGTCGACCCCGCGCGCGGTCGTTACGCTAACGCTGGTCACCCGCCCGTCCTCCAGCATCCAGGCCAGCGCCTCCCGGGCGAAGGCCACCGCGTCGCGCTCGGTGTCGGCGGTCAGCGTGCGCCGGCGCAACTGCCACAGGCGCGACCCAATGCGGTCATTGGCCAGGGTGGGGAAGCTGTCGCCCCACCACCCATACCGCTCGCTGTCGTCTAAGCGGTCGTCAGCCTCGGCGCGGCGCCAGGTCAAAAGGCTGATCACCGCCGCCCGGCGCCAGGCGCTTTCGCACGCGTCGTCATTGAGCAATGCCATATCAGCTCTCCGGTACCGGCTTTTTGTCCGAGCCTTCGTGAACGTGCAGGGACGTGCTCACGCCGGCGGCAATCTGGTCGCCGGCCGATTCGATGCGGCCCGTGGTGCGAATGACCGGCGTGTCGAACTCAACCGCCGTTTCCGCCTTGACCTTGAGGGTCAGCGTGCTGACCTCGATCACGCGGTCACGCTTGAAGTGCAGGTAGTCGCCTTCGTCGGTGTACAACGCCACCTCGCCGCTTTTGAGCCCCTGCAGACGAAAGCGCCGGTCGGACACACAAATCACCACCCCATGCGAGCGGTCGCCGTTCAGAAAGGCTGCCAGGGCCTCCGCGCCAGGTTGGGGATTTGAAGTCAGGCCGTAGGGTTCGAAGTGCTCCATGCCGTCTTTCACTTCATCAGCAGTCAGCCGCATTTGCAGGCCCTGCATCTTGCTGCCGGCGTTCACCAGCGACAGCACGCCCCGGGCCAGGAAGTTTCTAAATCCACTCATGTGCCAGGCTTCCAGTCAGCGGGGATGAGGTATTCGAAGTTGTCCGCCTTGCCGCCCTTCTTCAGCTTGCGGGCTTTGTGCGGGTCTTTCGGCTCGGGGTCGAAGGCGTCCGGCGGGCCTACGGTGATGTTGGCTACCGTGCCGTTCTCATCCAGGCTGTATTCGATTTCGCTGATCAACATGTCCCGGTCGATGCCGACCAGGCCATCGACCACCCGCACGACCATGTTGGGCAGCCATAGCGCGCCGTTGGACTGCCGCCACCCCTGCACCTTGTATTGCAGGGTCAACGCCTTGCCCATGCGGTTGCCGCGCTCCCAGTTGGCCCGCGCCTCGGCAAGCGTTGGCGTCATCTGGCCGCTTTCGTGGATCAGCAGCACCCGCTTACGCGTGGCGCGCGGATCAGTGACCGAGGCCCGTACCTCCGAGGCCTTTTCGCCGAATTCCTCATCGGTGCCCGAGCGCTGGCCGGTCACCCGGTATTCAGAAAACACCCCGGAAAAGTCCAAGGCGGCCGAGCCGGTCAGGATGTTTTGCCCCAGCTCCAGGCGGTCAACCGCACGGCCGGCGCTCCCCGGCCGGATGATCACCAATCGGCCGCGGGCATCGTCGGTCGAGAGCAGCCGGGAAAGCGTCAACAGGCGGTCGATCGACTCGAACACCGTTTCTCCCGGCTCGATGCTGTGATCGGCCAACTTCGTGGTTTCGGCCGCCTGGCTCAGCACCTGCACCCCGTAGGGTTCGGCCAGGGCTTGGACGATCTTTTGCACGCTTTGCCCGCGCCATTGCCCGGGTTTGTTGATCGCCGAGCAGTCGACCAGATCAGAGGTAACCGAGCGGCCGGCAATGGCCCGATTGACCGACTTGCTGTCGTAGCTAACCGGTGTGCTGTAAATCCAGCCCGATAGCACCAGGTCATCACCAATGCGCACTTGGCAGTAATCACCCTGGCGCACCGGTATTTCGGTGTCCTGGCCGGGCCAGCGCCAGGTAACGTCGAGCTTGAAGTCTCGGCTCTGCCGCTCGATCCCGGCGCTGATGCTGACTTTCGTCCAGCCGCGATAATCCAGGCCGTTCACGCTCAGCGTGACGGCGTTCAGGTTGTCCATGGGTTTAATCCTGGGCGACGGTCAACACACCCGGCGGCAGGAAGCCCGGGTGTATGGCCTTGTTACGCGTAACGATTTCGCCGGCGCGCGTGGCGTCGCCGAAACACTGATAAGCCAGCACCAACGCCGGCAAACTTTCCTGCGTCGTCACCTCGGTCAGGCGAACGCCCGAGCGGGCCACTTCGGTCAGGTGCCCGGTAACGTGCTTGCGCACGGCTTCCAGCACCTCAAAGTGATCATGCGATGCGGTTTGCGCCGCCTCCCACAGCGCGGCACCGATGGCATCACGAATCAGCACCACCTCATCGGCCGCCGGCACCTCCGGGCGCTGGATCGGCGCCGCCACCTGCTGGGCCAGGGACGGGCTACCCGGCAGCGGCGCCGGCGCAGCGGTCACCGGCATAACCGCCGCCGTGCGCGCTGCCAGCACAAGCAAGGCATCACGCACCAGCTCGCGTGCCGCCTTGACGACTGCGACCGTAGCCGCGCCGCCGGCGGTGTTGCTGATTGCCTTGTCGGTGGCGGCCTCGGCGGCCAGCGCCCGGGCCGTTTCGACTTGACCGGTGATATCCCGGGTTGCCGTCACGAAGCTGGTAAAGACTGGCTCAACCTCAGCCAAGCCGGCGACCGTGCGGGCAAACTCCGGGTCGGCATCGAGGTCGGCCGCTACGTTGCCGCTGCCGCCCCCTACACCACCGCCGCTACCACCGCCGCCGCTCGATCCGCCACCGCCGCTACCCGTACCGGTACCAGAGCCAGAACCGCCGCTGCTGGCACCTCCCGACGAACCGCCGCTACTGCCCGAGCTGCCAGACGACGGCGCCCAACGGTAACCCGAGGAACGCGAGTGGCCGCCGATATCGGCAAACTGCGCCCGGATCATCGCGGCGAAGTTGCCCGGGGCATTAATCAACATGTCAGCCAGCGCTTCGACGGAACCGACCAGGCCGACCAGTTGGCCGAATTCCTGATAGATCGCCATCTGAATGCCGGCAATGCCGTTTTGCAGGGCGACCACCGCCAGGCGCGCCCGATTCACCACCGACATTGCTGCCTTGTATCGACTGATCGCCGACTCAAGCAGACTTTCCGATGATTCCTCAAGCTGCCGCGCAGTGTTCGGCACCCCGGCCGGGAAACCCTTCTCCCCGGCTTCGATGAACACCAGGTCAAAGCGCGCCATGCCGCCTTCGCGCCGCTCGTGGGTGACCTCGCAATCCCCCGCCGTTACGTTCATGCGCCCGAACCAGGGATGCACCAGCTCCCCCGGGCCGGGTTCATCCAGCGCTTTCAGCAGGTCGTCACGCTTTACTAGGTAGTCATCACCAATGACAAAGGCCGTTAGCTTGGTCGTCCGCGTGCGCCGGCCCATATCCTCGACCAGCGGCTTATCCCGCTGGGGGTATTCATGCAGCTGCGTGCGCCGACCAACCGGCATGGCGTCGCTGTCCACATGAAACGGCACCCCGCGAAAGGATGCCGGGTGCAGCTCATCCCGCCACGTTTTTTCCATTATCCCCCCCTCAACGAGCGGTAGCCGACTTGCGGGGTTACCGTCAGGCCGGGTTGATTGGTTTGTGGCTGGTCCACACGCATTCCCGCCGGGGCGTTCTCAAAGCGCACCAGCATGGAACCCTCCAGATTGGTTTTCTGCGTGGCCGCCGCCTGCTGCACCAACGACCCGCGCGCGGCTGGCAAGCTGCCCGACGCCGGCAACTGCCCTGGCAATGCGCCCGAGCGTGGCGGCTGGGCCAGCTGCTGGGCCGCCTGGGCGGCTTTGAGCATATCCGCCGGGGTCACCCCCTTGGGTTGCTCAAGCTGCGGCACCTTCGGCATCGCTGGCAGCGACGCCGGTGCAGGTTGTTGCGCCAATTCCCGGGCCTTGGTTGGCACCACCTGGAGCACCGGGCTCGGCACTTTGGGCGGGGCCACCTGCAGCACTGGCGCCGGAACTTTGGGCGCCTCAGCCTTTGGCACCTGGGCAGCGGCCGGCCGCTGCTCGGCTTCCGGCAGCATGTCCTGCGGGCCCACCTTGGGCACCAGGGCAAGCCTGGGCGGCGCCGGTGCCGGCACTGCAGCAGCGGCGACCGCCGGCGGCGTTGGCGGTACCGGCGGCCATTTGGCGGCATCTGGAAGCGCCGTAGCGGCCGCCGGCGATGCCGGCAGCTGTTGCGGTACCGGTTGCGGCTTCAGCAACGGCAACGGTGCTGCAGGCGCCTCAGCCCCCGGCGCACGCAACAAGCTGGCCGTACTGGTAGCCGCCGGCATCAACTCCGGCGCCTGTGCCATCGGTTTGACCAGTTGCCCCGGCGCCGGGTGATTGGTGGCATTCCGGGCCTTCTGCTGCTCCGTCCAGGCGTTGACCTTATCCGTCGCGGCGCTGATCACCCCGCCGCCGTCTGTTTCGATGCCCAGGAACTTCATCATCGGTTCAATGACTGGGCGCAGCTTCTCCCACAGGCTGCGGAAAAAGCCCGTGATCGGTTCCCAGTGCTTGACGATGATGCCCAGCGGCGACCAGTCAAAGACCGCCTTCAGGAAGTCGAAGAACGGCACCGACAATGCTTCGACCAATCCCCACAAGGCGCCGAAGAACTCGCTGATAGGCCCCCAGTTGGCAATGATCTGCCCCAGCGGCGTCCAGGCAAAGGCCGTTTTCATCCAGCCCCATACGACCATCGCCGGCCCCTGAATCCGCGACCAAATAGCCTCGAAGTACGGCGCCAAGGTCGCCCAGTTGGCAATCACCAGGCCGGCGGCCAGGGCGATGCCACGCACCACCAGACCAATCGGGCTCATGCTGGCAACGCCATTCATCACCGTCAGCGCAGCGGTTGCCGCTGCCGTGGCCAGGCGCAGCACGGTAAAGCCCGCAGCCGCGCCGATAATGCCTTTGATCAGCCACGGGTTGGCCCCGGCAAGCTCGGTCACCTTGCCAATGATCGGCCCCACAGTGGCCATGAACTCGTTAAACGGCGGCAGCAGCACACTGCCAACCGTGATGCCCAACCGGGTCACCCGGTTCTGCAGGAGCTGCATGGCGTTCTGCGTGGTCGCCGCCCGAGCCGTGTACTCCGCCTGCATCGACCCGGCGTATTCGCTTTCATCGCCGACAGACTTAAAGTTCTTCTGCAGCGTGTTCAAGCTGGTCAGCAGCGGCGCAATGGCCCCTACCGATTCCTTGCCGAACAGGTTGGTAAGCACGGCCGCTTGCTTGCTTTTCTCGACCTTGGCCAGCGTCTGCAGCACGCGGTTAATCGTGCCCTCACTGTCGGTCTGCATGCCCTTGGAGATTTCCTTCGCATCCAGACGCAACGCCTTGTAGGCCTGGGCCTGCGATTTGGTCGCGGCAGTGCCTGCAGTGAGCGTTAGCATGAAGTTCTTGATGCCGGTGGCGGCCACGTCCTGGGCGATCCCCACACCAGCCAGGGTCGAACCCATCGCCGCCAACTGTGCGGCGCTGACCCCGGCCACCTCACCCAGCGGCCCGATGGCCGTCAGGATCGCCGAGATTTGCCCGGTACTGGCCGCGCCAGTGTTGCCCAGGTAGTTGATCTGGTCGGCCAGGGTGACGACCTCGGCCTGATTCATTTTGAAGGCGGTCCGCCACTTGGCCATCATGTTGCCCGACTGCTCGGCCGTCTGGTCGAACGCGACGCCCATTTTCACCGCGTCTTCAGCAAACTGATTCAGTTCCTCCCGGGCAATGCCCGACTGGCCGCCGGCGGCGACAATCTGCGCGATGCCCTCGGCCGCCATCGGCAGGCGTTCGGACAGGCCCAGCACGTCGTCGCTCATCGCCTTGAACTGCTCGGGCGAATCGAAGTTAACCACCTTCTTCACGTCCGCCATGGCGCTTTCAAAGCCCATCGCGGCCTGTACCCCCATGACAAACGGGGCCGCGATGGCCCCGCCCTGGATCGCATCCATGAAGGTGATCTTGCCAAGGCCCGAGCTGTTCAACTGCTTGCGCAAATTGGCCGCGTTCTTGCGAACCCCGCTCAACACCGGCGACAGCTTATCGACGCCGGTAATAAGCGCTTTGAGCTGGAACTTATCCGCCATTGCCGCCCCCTACTAACGCCTGAATTCGCCAGGCGTTTTCTTCACTCTCGAACAACACGTCGAGCGGCCAGGCCGTGACCTCTCCCGGGCTGACTTTCCAGTACCAGGCCAGGTCGTAGGCCAGTTCGATCAGTCCGTCGATTGAGCTGAAGCGGGGGCCATGAAAAAACCGATGACCATCCACGCCAGGGTGTTCAGGTCGGACAGGTCCAACTGGTTAACCGAGCTGGGCGGGATGCCGGCACAGACGGCGATGTACTTCGCCGCGGTTTCGGCATCTGCAATGGGGTAGCCGCTTTCGCCCATGGTGTACGGCAGGAGTTTGATGGCCCGGACCTCCTGCACTGTCGGACGACGCAGGTTCAGTTCAGTGACTTCCTCGGCGTGGGCTTGAATGGGGGCGTTCAGCTTGTGGGTTACGGTGCTCATTACTGCCAGTCTCCTGCAATGCCTTCAAACTTCAGCGCGGCTTTCGCGTCATCGCCGGTCACTTTGGCTTCATCAACCAGATACGCGCCGCTCAGCACGTAGCTGCTACCGTCGGCCAACTCGGCGGTAATGGTCATGTTGGTGCCGCTGACCAACTTGGCCCGAGGGAAATTGCGCGTTTTAACCGCGTCGACGTTGATGAACGGAATCAGGTCTTCCTCCTTGTAGTGGCCCCGCACAATGGTTTCGCGCTTCACGTCGGAAAGCGGACATTCCACCGCGCCCGTGATCGTGAGCTGTTCGCCGTCGACCTTGATGTAACAGGTGCCCGCGACTTTCTGACCCATGAAAGGATCTCCCGTAAAAAAGCCCGCACTAGGCGGGCTGGAGTTGAACGAAAAGGGTTACACCGCTTCGGGGTACTGCAGGCGGAACTGATACGCCAGGGCGAACACCCGCAGTTGATTGACTAGATCCGGAGGGAACAGGACGCTGACACGGTTGGGGTTACGCGGGTCGCGCTCGACCACCAGGTATTCCTTGAACAGCTCGCTGTTCTCGACAATGCCGTCGCGTTCGAGCGCACCATAGGCGGCGATCAGTTCGCCCCGGATCACAATCGGGGTGACGATTGCCTGGCCAGCACCGAAGCGGGTGCCGTCGTTGGCCAGCTTGCTGCGCCCGTACTTGCTGGTAATGATCCCGCGCAGGTAGCGGATCACGTGCGCCGACTGGTGCAGCGTCTCGCTGTCGAGGTAGGAGTCATCCGGCTGGCCCAGGTCGTTACGCTGGTAGGTCGTAACGGCGCGCTCGATGCGGTAGTTACTGCCGGTGTAACAGGCCGTGGCAATGCCGCTGGTCAGCAGCGATTGCCGCTCAGTCAGCATGAAGCGCTCGCTCGACGGCGCCGGTTCGATGCCTGCCAGCGCACCGGTTTGCGTCGGTCGCGCGGGATCGGCACTGATGAACACGGCAGTACGCGCGGCCCACTGCGCCGCGATTTCCCAGACCGGCTGGGGCACGCCCTTTTCACAGCCGTGAATGCTCACGTGCGGGTCATTGCGCAGGCGCCCCGCCGCCACCAGCTGGCCCAGCGTGCCGCGCTTGGCGGTGTAGACGTGGCCATACAGCTGCTTTGCCCAGGACCAGCGCCCGGCGCTGTCATCCATGGCGACTTTCCAGGCATCGAGCGTCACGGTGTCCGTCCAGGGCTGACAAATGAACTCGAATTCCTCGTCCCCCAGGGCCGCCAGGGCCTCGGCAATGTCCGGCGTGCCGGCGCCGCCAGTCATGGCATTGACGGTCAACACCAGGCCGCCCGGGGTTACCTCGCCGTTGACCCGGCCCAGGCGATTGAGCTGCACCTGAATGTCATTGCCCAGCTCGCCCGAGAACTTGGCCACCAGCTTCACCGAGCTTTGCTCGGCCGTGCCCTTCACCGGCATATCAACCGCCGCGTTGATGCTCTCCGCCAGGGCGGCGGCCACCACGTCAGCCGTAGCGCCGGCAACCACCGGGACACGCACGCGCTGCCCGGCAATGTACAGATTGACCAGGCCGGCCACGGTAACCGTACCCGTTACGGTAACGCTGGCTTTCGCCGGCGTGCCGACCGCCTTGAGCGGCAAACACCAGACCTCGCCGGCCGAGTCAATGGCGCGGTGCTGTTTGTGCATGGCGGCCAGCATCGAGCCGTCACCCGCGATAGCGCGGGCCTCGGCGGTGCGGGCCACCAGTACCAGGCTACCGATCTCGGGGCTTTCGGCGTCGTCGTTGACCTGGCCGACCAGCAGCCGGCGCAGGGTCGAGGCGCCGCTATTGGCCTGCGAGTTGTCGACCTCGGCATAAAACAACGGCACGCGAATATCGGCCGGAACAGTGCTGAAACCTACGCTCATTGCGCCTTACTCCCTCGGGCTGGCTTGGATTGAGTGACGGGCTCAGGCGCCGCCACAGGCTCGGGCTCTACGGCCGGGCTTTCTGCCGGCGCAGCTTCGACGCGCACTGCGTCACCGTCGTTGATACGGCGCTGCCAGTAAGCGTCGTGGGGCACCTTGTCGCCCTCATCGGGCAGCAGCTGGCCGCCCTTCTCCGGCATGGGGCAGAGTCGCCCCGATGCCGGCTTCACGTGAATCAGGTTCATGGGTTCAAGTCCTCTCGGGTTTCAAATTCGACCCGCCCGTCAAGCCCGCCGGGAGCCGCGTTCGGATCTCTCAGGGGGTCGATAAAGTCGTATCGCATATCGATGCCCTCCAGTGGAGGCAGGCCGTCAAGCTCGCGCTCGTGCCACGTCTCAGCCGGGTCACCATCACGACTACGGCCCAACTGGAACTCAGCGCTGAAGCTGTAGCGGTAGATCACCCGGGCTCGGTTGATGAATATCAGCGCCCCCCCGCCATAGGTGATGGCGTCGTACTCGTTGCCAGGTTTCCACCCCACCAGTGCCCGCCAGATTTCCGCGCGCAGTTCGTGCAGGTCCTGCGCGGCCTCCTGGCCACGTTCATCGCTGGTGTCCAACACAACAACCACGTCGAATCCATCTGAGATAACCTGGCGGACACCGGTCTGCAGGTCATTCGGTTCTGCCTGATCGTCGGAAGCGATCACATAGGCCGATGGATGCTGCAGCTTGGAACTGCTCGCGACGGCATCCCAGTCGATACCGGCCGCAATCCGTGTGGAAAACGTCGGACAGTAGGCGCGCAAATGCGCGACGATCACATTTAGTCTCATCGTGGTTTCCGGTTTTGAGGTCAGTTCAAGGCGGCCGCAAATGCAGCTGATAGCAGCGCCTGAACCGATGATCTGGAGTCCTGCAAGGCATCCGCCATGTAGTTGTCGCGAGGGGTAATACGCCACCCAGCGGCGGCACGGGCGGCAAGAGCCAGCGCCCTATCACCCTTTGCCCGCCGGTTCGATTTGCCTTTACCCATGCCTGGAGCAAGCTTTCCGGGGCGGTTTCCTTTCTTGACCCCGTAATGCAGGTAGGCCGGATAGAACTCCTTCATGGAACTGGTCTTGCGCGGAGCGATTCGCACGAGAAAGCCGGCCCGCGACACCTTGAAGTTGATCGATTCAAGGGTGGCGCCCGTACGGTTGACCGGATAGCCGTCCTGGCCTTTACCAAGCGCTAGGTTCATCTGCGCTCGTTGCGTGACCAGGCGGCCGGCTTTACGCATCGCCGCGCGGATCTTGGACTTGTCGAAGGCGTCACGCTCAAAACTGTCAAAGCCTTCAAAGTGCACATAGCCTTCGACCGAAGAACGGCTAGCCATAAACGCCCCCTCCAGCGGTCACCCCGCCGATCATCTCCACTTCCAACACCGTGAAACGATGGGCTCCGTTCAGATCAGCCACGCGACGCACCCTGTAAATCTTGGCACCGTGCACCACCTCATGATCCTCTGAGATACCGTCCAAAAAGCGAAAGGTAACGCGGTGGGTGACCTTGGCATCCAGCTGAACACCAGCAGCGTAAGCAGCGGTACCGACAGGTAAAATGGATGCCCAGCGCAAAACCTCGCCACTGAAAGCCGAGTCCAAGCCGAAGTCTTTAGCCGGCTTATCGGTGCGTTGCCGAATCATGACTCGCCGGTTTAATTCGCCCGTTGCGGGCTCCCTGAGAGCCATGACTAAAATCTCGGCGGGACAGTGATGTCCGCTATCAGATGGTCGATAAAGCTCGACGGCAACTCGGTCAGCGACTGGCCAACGACCATCAGCCCACGATGAGTAAATGCGGTTTCGGCGGCCATCAGCAGCCAGCTCAAAACACCCGGGTGCGCCTTCAAGTCCACCCCGGCGCGATAGCGAATACGCAGCCGGCCCTCAGGTCGCCCCTCCGGAAAGATCAGATAGCTCTCCTTCCCTCCTTGGCGGAGCTCTACCCTCCCTTCAAATGCCTTTTCCTGCCCGGCATCGCCGACGACCAGCACCGATTCAACGGCAACCACCTGGCCAACATCCAGCGAATGCCCCGACGGATACGACGCTGGCCAGTCCTCCTCATAAACCGCTTCACGAATGGCCGCCCCGGTTTTCGATTCGGCCTGGGCGGTAATTCCGGGGATGATGATCTGATCGATCAGTTCTGGCTGCAGGTCCTCCGGCTCAGCCCTGCACTGAAATGCCACCTGCTCCAGCGTCAGCACCGGCGCCCCTGTATAGGCGATGCGGCGAGCCATGATTACGGCTTCCCGCTTTCGTCCACCTGCTCATTGGCCTTGCCGGTGGGCGCTGAGCCCTCTTCGTTCTCAGGCTTTTTGCTTGCAGGTGCAGGGCCGTCAGCGCCGGCTTTACCTTTCTTCGAAGCCGGCTTGCCTGCTTCTACTGCATAGCCTGATCCGATCAAGCTTTCAGCAATACCAGCGTCAAAGCCAGCGGTTTCACCCGCGGCATAGCCGCGCCAGTTTTTCTCGAAAGTAACGATGCTTTTGCTCATGGGATGTTCCCCGGTTTTAAGTATTGGATGCCCGGCGTTCCGGGCGGATGCCTTACAGCGAGCGGCCCCATTTGACGTCAGTCATCACCGCCACAGACTCGACATGGCGCGGGCCAAAGTCATGCTTGGCGATCACACGCACGAGTGTCTGATCACGCTGGAAAGAACTGATGACATTGCCGCTGCCGTCCTTGTAGGTGGCTTCCTTGCTGAAATCGATGACCATGGCGTCGTCCTCGCCGATGAAGCAGTCGGCGAAGTCCGCGAAATGGATTTCCGAAGCATCGCCATCGGCGCCCAGGTTGATTGGGATCTGGGTAGTCGAGCCAACCGGAAACCCTTTCAGCATGTTTTGATCCAGCTCCGGGTAGGCCTTGTTGCCGTTGCCATCACGCAAGGCTGCCAGCCAGCGTTTGGTGCGGGGCGCCATGGCAAAGCCTGGTGCCGTCATGTTGGAGTTGGCATTCTCCAGACGCAGGATCAAGGCTGACAGTGCGAGTTCCACGGCCTGCAGTGTCATTTCCGCCGGTGCAGCGAACACGTTGAAGGCCGGAGCCCAGAAGCGCAGACCTTTGGGCAGGTTTCCAGTGCCGGCGCCACGCAGGAAGGACAAATCTTCAGCCGTCGCTACGGATGCCACCAGGTCGTTCACGACCAGGCGATCAACACTTGGATTAGTGCCGGAGTACGACAGCAGGTCATTACTGATCGGCACCAGGGCCGCCAGCTTCTTCGACGAGAGTTTCAGATCGTCGAACTGCATGTCGGTGGTCGGCATGTCTTCTTCAGTGCCGATGTAACCGACAACTGCACCACCCTTGATTCGTGGCACCGTCAGGTTGCCGTTATGCAGCGGCAACGACACGGCGCCCAGGCTGCGTACCACCGACTTCGGTCGCAGCAACTCGATCACTTCGCTGGAGAAGTTCTGCGGCACCAGTACGCCGCCGGCACCGGGTGTGACGGTGCTGAGCGCCATAGCAATTTCGGGGTTGTAGCCGGAATCTGCGGCCATTTTGGCGGCGGCATGCTGGTCGCCACGCGCGGCAGCCAGCACGCGCACCATCTGCGCCATGTTGGCACCTGGTACCGGCTTGGCGGTGAACGGACCGCTGATATTGCTGGGTGGACCATTCAGACCCTGAGCACTCTCGCTGACAGGTACTGCGCTTGCGGTCGCCATTCGCTCAGCGGCTTCTGCACGCGAAAGTTTGTCCGTGAGAGCATTGAACTGGGTGCTGAGTTGTTCGAACTGGGCCAACTGCTCGACGCTGAGCGAGGTGCCCGCGGCTTCAAGCTGGGCCAGGGCCTGGATCTGACTGTTGAGAGTGGCGCGTTCGCTACGCAATTGAGTTACGAGGGACATACTGCCTCCTGGGCATAAAAAAACCGCCCGTAGGCGGTTGGTATCACTGCCGCGAACGCGGTCAGAGTTGGGTCTGAATGGCGAGCGCTGCGGCTTGCACACTGATTCGTTGTCGCGGTTGGGCGCCTTGTCGCTGCGCGCGACTGAGTGCGACCGCCTGAGAAAGATTGTCTACCGCGAGCTGGGGCGCTTCGAGGCGATCGGCCAGGCCGGCGGCAATAGCCGCTGCGCCGCGATAGCAGGCTGCCTCGGTCGCGATGATGTCTGCCACGTCACGGTTGCGATACTCGGCGACATGCGTGGTAAAGAGCTGGTAGCTCTCCTGCACAATATCGTTGAGCACCTGCTGGGACCGTTCGGTCAGTGGTTCGTTGGGGCTCAAGTCGTTCTTGTGCGCCCCCGCGAACACCGTGGTCACTTTGACGCCCATACCATCGAGCATCTTGGAGCGATCCATGTGGCTGGCAATCACGCCGATGGACCCCACACCCGAAGTCAGGCTGACCACGACTTCGGAGCAAGCAGCCGCGATCAGATAACCGCCGGAATACGCCATGAAATTGACCAGGCCGGTGATGGGCTTGACCTTGGTAGCGGCACGGATATCAGCAGCGAGTTCGAAAGCCCCCACTGCGCTGCCCCCAGGGCTGTCGATATCGAGCACGATGTGTTCAACCATCGGGTCAGCTACCGCCGTGTTCAGTGCAGCGCGCAGTCCTTCGTAGCTGGTCATCGTTTCGCAGGCATTCAAATGACTGCCGCGGCTCACCAGTACGCCATGGACCGGGATCACCTCAACGCCTGTTTGGGCGATAGCAGCGCGGCGCTGCTCTTCGCGGCGCTCCTGCTCAACCTGGTAGTCCTCTTCATCGTGGAACAGCAATGGACCAGCAGCCGCGCCGCCCACGCCTAGATTGACGATGTTCAGGCTCATGGTTTGGTTTGCCCAGCGCACCGCCAGGTCCAGCATATCGGGGGTCGTTAGCAGCGGCTGATTGAACAGCAAGCTGGCAGCGCGCAGATGTCGTTTCATGCAGCAAGCATCCTCAAGATATCGTCGCGCTGCTGCTCGAGCTGGGCGCGGACGTCAGGGTTGTTCATGTCGGGCAGGCCGTGGGCAACGTCGGTCATGTTCAGCGGCTGCAGATAGCTATCGCCGTTGGCAACGGGGGGCATGTTTTCAAGCCGCCGGATATCGTTGATCGACAACCAGCCCCATTGCCTGCCGATCGCGTAGGCGTCGTACCGACTTTTCTGGTCGCCACGTAGCAGGCCGGAGAGGTTGAACTCGATGAAGTACTCCCGCCGCTCCGCCGGTAGCAGGAAGTCGCGCATCATTGCCTGCTCGTGGCGCTTGACCCACGGCACCAAGGCAAAGATCACGTACTGGATCAGCAGCTGTTCAAGGCTGTTGTAGCTGGCCTTCTCCAGCTCATTGATCATGTGCGGTGGGATCTTGTAAATCCGGGCGATATCCAGGCCGGTGGCCTTGAGGATGCCCAGCAACTCGGCGTCGACGTTGTTCATCGACACCGGTTTGAAGGTCATGCCTTCCTGCAGCATTGCGACCTTTTTTGCATTGTCGATACCAGAGAACTTGTTGCCCCACTGGTCGAGAATACGATCAATACTGCCCTGCTCTTTGATGGGCGGCGCCTCGCGTGGACGCTCGATAACGCCGCTGACGGCAGTGCCATTGGCAAATGACTTGCCTGCGTATTGTCTGACCGCCTGCGCCAAGCCAACCGCATCGGCATGCAGTTCAACGGGTGAAAGGCCCGTGTAGTGATTCCTGGTGTGCCATCGCACATGATGGACCAGCCGCATAGGCAGAGGATCGTGCCCGCCAATCCGATAGACAGGCCGCAGATCTCCCCCCTTGAGTACCGTCACCTTGTCGTTGCCCAACGGATAGAGCGCCTTAACTGACCCGTCGTCGTTGCGCTCGATGTAGCTGTAGCAATTACCGCGCAAGCCCAAGGCGAGCTGGCCAGCTTCGCGGTACTCGTAAGGGGTCTGCCAGGGATTTGGCTGATATCGAAGGACGTCATAGAGCGGGTGGGCCGTAGCAGATTCGCGCTTGCCGTCACCCAGTCGGCGATACAGTTCAAGTGGCAGCTGGCCCACGCTTTCAGCCAGAAGCGTGACACAAGTCTGCAGGACAGTAATTGCAAGCGCGCTGTCTGGAGTAACCGTAACCCCAGCCGCCGAGCGGCTAGAGCCGATCAGGCCCCGCCAGAAGCTACTTCCCCCGTTGGAGACCAGCCCTTCGTTGGCACCGAGATGATTGCTGAAGAACATGCTCAGCCTCCCTCAGGCTTGTGATGGGCTTGCATGCGAGCGGCCGCTTTGTCAGCGAGCCTGGCCCAACCGATGAGGCCGAGGCCCGCAGTAATGAATGCCGCGGGCACATTGATCAGAGCGACGCCGGCGACCAGCGAGCCGAAGCCAACCAGGCCGGCAACCCACGCAGCGATTGCGATGCTGTTCAAACTCCAACTCCTTCGTCGTATATGGAACTGCCGTTGCTTCCGGATGACGCAGCGCCGCTGATGCCCGTGGCCATGATCGCGGCGATGATGCCGTCGATCCGACCTGTTGCCTTCGCCTTGTCTGCTTTGCGGTTGTTTGCAGGGTCGGAAACGATTACCGCGTTGCCGGCACACCACGTCATTACCGGATTGCCGTCATGACGCAGCGACTCCACCGCTTCTGTCGAGACCGCATCGTCAAAGAATTCCTCGGTTTCATCCTCAGGTCCCGGCTGAAGCTCCGTCATTCCCAGCAAACGCCGCTCAAACTCATCAACTGCAGGCCCCATGTCCTTGAAGCCCTGCCCGAACTCGACGAGTTCGGGCAGCGTGATGTCGTACTCGACCATCAGCTGACGCATGTCTTCGATCCGCCAACGGTCAAATGCAATCTTGTCCACCTGGAAGAAATCGCAGATCGTCTGCATCCTGCGCAGCACGTGCAACTTGCTGATCGCACGCCCAGGGGTTGTTTCAAGATCCCTCGATTTGATCCACGCGGCGTAAGGCACCTTGTCGCGGGTCTCGCGCTTGTCCAGCTCGTGGTCAGGAATCCAGAAGTACGGGAGCAGCCGCCAGTGAGGATCCTCATAGGTCGGATAGAACAGCAAAACGAACGATGTCAGGTCGGTCGTGCTGGACAGATCCAGGCCACCAACGCTGGGACGATTGCGCAGCAGCGACATCGGCACGCGCTCTTCAGCCTGGCTCCAGACATCCCACGAGATCCAGGGCGACTCTGCGCCAGTCCATTCACAGAAGTTCAGGCGGCGCACCATTGCCTCCTTGCTCGGCATGCCTCGCGCCTCTGTGACCTGCTCTCGCAAGTACTTCATGCCTGGGAGGTCGGCGTCTTGCAGCGATGGGTTTGATTTGAACCAACAGCTCTCATCCCTGATGGGATCATCGCCCTCATCAAGCGAGCAGATGTAGGCGAAAAAGCCGTCATCGATCAATGATCCCGCTGCCACCCTGGTGCCGTACTCGTGGTATTCCCAGCACGGCCCGCGCTTGTTGGAGCCGCTGTTGGTGATCATGAAGATCAATGCCTGCTTACGGCTTTTTGTGCCGGCTCGCATCATCTCCACGACCATGTTGGTCTTGTGCTCATGCACCTCGTCGATCAGTGCCATGTGCGGCCTTGGGCCGGACTGGCCATCATCTGAACTGATCGGGCGAAAGAATGACCCCGACTTGAGGTAAGCCAGGTTCCAGATGTTTTGGCCAGTGCCGCTACAGGCAAGTCGCTTGGTCAGCTCCGGCGACTGCTGGACCATCGCAACGGCATCTCGGAACAGGATCATTGCCTGATCTTTCTTGGTCGCGGCCGCGTAGATCTCGGCGCGCGCCTCATTGTCGCTGACCAGTCCTTTCAGCCCGACGCCGGCGGCCAAGGGAGATTTGCCCGAGCCCTTTCCGCTCTCGACATACACAACGCGAAAGCGACGATACCCATCCTCAGACTTCCAACCAAAGATGCTGCCGACGATGAATTTCTGCCAGGGCAGCAGCTCGAAGGGCAGCCCTTCGAACTCCCCACCATTGAGCTTCAGAACGGTGCGATAGAAGCGAATGGCCTTGTTGGCCTCTTCCAGATCCCAGATCAGCCCGCGCTTAGGTCCTTCCTTTAGATCCCGAAGATGGCGAGCGCAGGCGTTTCGGATGTCGGGCCCCGCTATCCGCTGGCCGGAATGCACTTCCTCGGCATACTGGGTTGCCGGATCTTCAACCGAAGAACTCCGCGAACTGGTCTTCTTTTGGCTCATCGTCTTTCACTTGGACCTTGGATCGAGCGGCCGGAGTCAGGCCGAACTCGACCAGGTAGCTTTTGAAGCGACGGTCGACGTCGGCCAGCATGGCAACTGCCGGGTTCGCCTTGAGTACCAGCTCACCTTGAGTGCTGGTGGTTTCGTAGGTGCGCCCCTGTGCATCGACCAGGTCGCGCAGGGCAAGAATTTCGGCGTAGCAATCACAGAGCCGCTCGAGCGCGAAGCCATCGGCTTCAGTGAGCACCCCCATGCGATCCAGCAGAACCGTGAGGCGTCCCCATGCGACCTGGCCTTCACTGCTCAAATGTCCTGGCGCGCTGGGGATACGCTTCGCAGGCTTGGGTTCGTTCTTGTTGATCGGACGCTTACCAGGATTCCCTCTGACAAGCTTCAGCTCCGTCGGAGTGGGTCGTCTCCCGGCCATTTTTTGCTCTCAAAAAAAAACATTTCATTTCGCGGCTTTACACAAAGAGGGGGGCGAACGGTCAGGAAAGGCTTCGCAAAAAACTTTTTACCCCCCCCTACCCCTGGGAAGACCGCTTGACTGGGCCTGTGAGGGCTCAGGAGGGCCGATTCCAGTGGTGCCGTGGGTCCAGAGGCCTGCCGCTGACGTCGCAGCCAACCTCGCGCCCTGACTTCTCCAAACGCTGCTTGTAGGAGCTGTGGCAGTTGGTGCACAGCGATTGCCAGTTGCTCCGATCCCAGAACAGGGACATGTCGCCGCGATGTGGCTTGATGTGGTCAACGACGGTGGCGGGCTTAACGAGACCGTCTTTATGGCATCGGGTACACAGCGGATGGCTGCGTAACCAGCCTTCGCGGGCCTGCTGCCAGCGGTAGCCATAGGGCTTTGGCTTCTTGCCTTCAGCGGGTAGAGTCATGCGTTAGCCCTGCGCCTTGCGGGACAGGAACAGATCGGAGTATCCGCGCAGCTTCTCCACACCCATGAAGCCGACGGCGCCGCCGGCGAAGGTGGCCATGCCCTGCGGCAAGCCCATCCATTCGAGCAGCGGCACTAGAGCCAGAGTGATGAGGCCGCACAAGGCGCCCTCCAGGAACATCTGTCGCCGTGTACCGCCACCGTACACAACACGCAGCGCGGCGATAACAACGGACAGGCCAGCAGCATAAAGCTGTGGCTGGTGGGCAGTCACCCAGGCGATCAGTGCGGCCCACAGGCCAGGGTCTTTATCGTGCATTTTGAGCATTTCCAAGTCCTCCCGCCTGGGGAGCAGAAAACGAAAAAGCCCGGCACTAGGCCGGGCTTAAGATTTGATAGTACGATTTAGAGTCGAGCGAGGAGCTCGGCTTTCTTGGAGCTGAACTCATCTTCGGTCAGCACGCCTGCGGCCTTCAGCTCGCCGAGTTTTGCCAATGCGGCCATGGTGTCGTCACCGGCTGGCTGGGCTGGCACAGGAGCAGTCTGCGATCCGTTATTGCGTCCCTCTTCAATAGCATCTACCAGCGTCTGTTCCTTATCTTTCTTGAAGGACTTGAACTCCAGCGCATCGTGCGAAGTGTGGAGACGGATAGAGCGGTGACCCATGAATGATTTGCGCTCGATCGAAGTGATTGCCTTCAGCGGAATGGTCTCAAGTACCTCCCCGAGTAAGCCCTTTCGGTAGAAGGCAGCGCGGGTGGCCGTGACGATCAGCACACCGTTGTGTTGGGCATCTTTCCCCTTGCCCAACATTTGGCCAATGTATCCCTCACCCCAAGCAACAACCTGCTCACCAGGCTGAAGATGCTTGGCCCTGAATTTTGTGACGTGTTTCGACTCGTCAGCCACTTTCGAAGCTCCTTGTGATTGGCTATCGACGGATCATAACGAACGGTCACTTCACGTACCAGCCAAATGCCATCTCGAAGTAGATCAGCAAGAAAGCAAATAGCCACAGGTGCAGAGGGCCGGTGCTTACCCGACATGATGGGCTGGATCGCTGGGTCACGTACCCCAGCCTCTCATCGCGTAGCCGATCAGGGAGCGCACGGCTTTGATCGACGCCACTACCGACTCAGCCCATCTGCCTGGGCGCGTCATCTGCAGAAACGAAAAAGCCCAGCTGGATGACTGGGCTAGGATGTATCTAAAGGGAGGATTGGCGACTGTGATGCCAATAGAGGTACGCGAGGCCTACAGGGGCGATGAATACCGCGAAAAGCCAGCACATGAACATAGTGATGAATTTTGTCGCGAGCATGAGTTTCGCGTTCACATAGAACACATTGCCTCCCACGATGTAACCAACGACGCTCTCATACACAAAGCGCGAGTATGGATAAAGCAGCGTACATACAACGACCAGAGAAATTGCATCGAAAGTGAGGCCGCTTGGTGTTCTCATCTTCATGAAAACAATCAATGCGGCGAACAGTGCCCCGAAAAACATCTGACGGATGTAGTAACTCGGTGTCAGCCCGCCGAAAGTCTTGGCAAAAAACTGGCGCATAAGATCCCTCTCAGACTCAAAAAAGACGCCGACTTTAGCAGCCTCATTTTGGCGAACAAGGGCCTCAAAGAAAAAACCCCAGCATTCGGCCGGGGTTTCTCAGTGTCGTTATGCGTTGCAAGCTGGACACGCTGCTATGAAAGCAGGTGTTTATCCGCCCGTATAGAGTTTTTCACGCTGCCTCTCGAATTTCTTCCAGTGCGCAATCAATCCAGGCGACACCAGCCTTGATGATCTCACGGGCCTTGCGCTCCGACATGCCCGCTCCGCTTCCAACACGCATTGCAGGCTGCTTCGCTCCGAAGTAGAGCCAGACGAAGTCGCCCATCTGCTGGTTTCGCTTCGTCAAACGAGCCACGGCGCCATCGATGATCAGCGCCAGATCATCGGTCACCATGTACTGCTTAACGCCACCTTCAGACGGTATGTTGTCGCGCATCAAGGCGAACAGCGGAGAGACGTACCGAGGCCCCCCCATTCCATCCATCCGCCACCAGCCCCATTGTTCCAGCAGGTATTCAGTGTCGCCCAGGGGCTTGTCCAGGTAGGTTCGTTTCTTCATGCAGCCCTCCGCGGGGTCGGATCTTGGTCAAGGCCGAACAGCTCTCGCAGTAGCTTGTTGGCATGTTTGTTCTTGGCGTTGCCTTCGGTGATCCAGCTCTTCGCGAACTGCTCGAAGCCGATGCTCGCCCTGGTGCCGTGCCAGTCAGCGACGATGTCCATCAGCGCCGCCGAGGCAATTCGGCCGTTGGTCTGCTCCAGCAGCATCCGGTTGCCGACCTTGAGGAACTTGCGCTCAACATCAGTCAAGCTCTTGCGCGGCAGGGCCGCGGTTACGTTACCCATGGGTTTTGTCTCCCTTGTAGCGGCTGGCATAGCTGCCCCGCGCCATCTCGACTTCATCGTCGGTGGGCATGCGGTTGCCTGCGAAGTTGGCAAATCGGCCGTACTGGCCCTCCTGCTGGAGCACGCAGCTACCCACGCGGGCATGTCGGCACTTGGTCATCAGGATCTCGGTTAGGCCGTTCTGCCCCTCCTCCGTGTCCATGTCGCGGTGAACCATCAGAATGCAGCTGGCGTCGGCCTCGATCTCACCAGAGTCGCGCAGGTCGCTCGACTGGGGCTTCTTCCCGGGGCGCTTGGTCGAGTCGCGGTTGAGCTGGGCCAGTTCGATGACGGGAATGCCCATCTCCTTGGCCAACTGCAGCAGCGCCTTGCTGATCTTTCCGACCTCCTCGCTTCTGGTGCGGCCTTGGCGCTCACCGCGCACCAGCCCCAAGTAATCGACCACGATGCCGGCGAGCCCGTGTTCACGCTGGCACCGCCTGGCGGTCGCGCGGATGCTGGCCGGGGTTTGAACTGGCTCATCGCAGACGAACAACGGCGCCTCAAGCGCGATGGCCACTGCACTGGACATTCTTGACCAGTCGTCATCCCGCATCTTCACCGGATCGTCCAGCTTGCGCAGATCCACACCGCCCAATGACGCGATAGCCCGAAGCCCAAGCTCTTCACCCGGCATCTCGATGGAGAACACCAGCCAGGGCTTACGCTCCTTGATCGCGTTGTGCTGAGCAATTTGCAGCGCCAGCGTGGTCTTGCCGCTACCAGGCAGGCCGGCAACGACCGTGACTTTCTTCGGCCGAATGCCCTGCACCAGGTCGTCCAGATCAACCAGGCCTGTCGATGGCCACTTGGGCGCAACACCGCGATGCTTCTCGTCCACGAGATCAGCGGCATCACCCATCCACTGATCCAGTCGCTTGAAGCCTTTAGCCTCTCCGTCAAGACTGCGCAGATCGGCCATGGCCTGCTGCGAGGCGGCGATCACCTCCGCAGTTGGCGCGCCGTTCTGCACCAGTTCCTGCGCCTGGCCCGCGATGTCGAGAATGCGGCGGATCACCCCCCACTCCTTGACGTGCTTGGCATAGGTCCGCCAGTTGGCTATCGACGGCACGTTGTTAGTGATCTCGGCCGCGTAGGCCATTGTGAGCTGGCCGCTGGGCAGAGAGCGCTGAATCGAGCCTATGGTGACCGGGTCAACTGGCACGCCCTGGTCATGGATACCCAGGATCACCTCAAACAGCGCCGCGTTGTCGGCGTGGTAGAAGTCGCCCGATTCCATTTGGCCGAGGATGTCCTCAACCAAGCCGGCGTCCTGCTGCAGGGAGGCCTGCATGACTGCCCCCAAGACGCCGTGCTCAGCCTCGATGCTGAACAATTCCCTCATGCGCAGGCCCTCATCGAGGACCAGGTAAAGCCCACGAGCTCACCGCCGTTCTGCCGGAGCCGGTCGAGCGCGCGATCGCCGATGTAGGCCTTAAGGCCATCGGGGCCGAGGTTGCTGATCAGTACGGTGGGCAGCACGGTCTGGTACCGGCGGTCGATGATGTTGTGCAACAGACCCAGCTCGTACTCGCTGCCCTTCTGACAACCGATCTCGTCGATAACCAGCAAGTCCAGACCACCCAGGTGTTTCACCACATCGTGATCGGTGTAACCAGCCCCGGGAGCCATTGAGGCCTTGGCGATGGCCGCGATCTCACCGGCTGGGACGATCAGGGCGGTGGCACGGTCCGCTACCACGGTCCGCACGATCGCGCTGGCTAGGTGGGTCTTGCCGCAGCCGACGTTACCGGTTAGCAGCAGGGAGCGGCCGGCGCGGAAGTTCTGGGGAAAGCGCGCAGCGTAATCACGGCAGGCTTCCAGCGCGTGGACCTGGGAACTACCAGCCTCAGTGCGGAATGAGTCGAAGGTCGCGCCAGCGAATCGCGGGGTGATCCCGGCGCCGATCAGCGCGGCCATGGTTTCCTCGGCCCTGCGCTGGGCACTGGCCAGAGCATGCTCTGCCGAATCCCGCGGCGAGGTGTGCAGAGCCTCCCAGGCACAGCGTTTGCAGCCGCGCGCCAGCATCGAGCCGTCGAGCTGCTCGACCTCGCTCATGTCGACCTCGCCGTGCACAGGGCACTGGCCACAGAAGACCCGCATGGCCGGCCGGCGGTGGAACAGATCAGAAATTCGAACGGCCATCGTGGCTCTCCTGGTACATGTCGTCGGTGTGTTGCGGGAGGTTGTTGAATGCGCTGCCCTGGGCAATGCCGCCGGCTGGCTGGAGAACGTCATGCCAGCGCTCGCCGTTCAGCCAGGTCGAAGCCATCGGGATGTACTGGCCGGCGTCCTTGTTCCAGTCACGCGACACGCAATGGCGGCCCAGCGCAGCGATCATCACGGCCTGCAGCTCAGCGCCCGGGTTGAGCTTGTTCCAGGCCTTGAGTGCGTCCTTGCGGCTCTTCTTTTTCGGGTACAGCCTCCAGAAAGCCTCGAAGCCATCCGTGGCCGAAGTGCATAAAGGTTTTGGTTCTTTGACTGGTTCAGAAGGGTGACTGGTTCTGGTGCTTTCTGGGCCTACACCCCCTGTAGGCTGTGGGCCTACACCTGTGCTTTCTGGGCCTACAGGGGTGCTGTTTCGGCCTACACTTGAAAGGGTCAGGAAATACAGATTGGTGGAATTGCCTTTCGGCCCTTCCCGGTTCTCGATACGCAGTAGGCCCTGGGTCTCCAGCTGCTTGATGTGCTTGCGAACTGTGCTGCGGTCGATCTCACACTGATCGGCAACATGCTGATACGACGGCCAGCACTCGCCCTGGTCGCTGGCGTTGTCCGCCAGCTTGATCAGCACCAGCTTGCGCAGCGGGTTGCCGACCTTGGTCTTCATGGCCTTAACCATCAACTCCATACTCATCGGTCAGATCTCCAGCTCATCGCACACACGCTTCACGAATTCGTCGTACTGCTCGCTCATCACGAACCCTTGATCTTCCAGCGATCCGCGGTAGGCCTTGGCGCTGCCGCACAGCGCCCAGCGCTCTCGCTCCGGAAGTCCTCGGAAGGCGGTATAGCTCGGCCATGGCCCAGCAATCGTCGTAGCGCCAGCGCGCTGCTGTAGCGTCTGGCGGGGGATAGACGGTCTGTTCAATGCAGAGCCTCCCCATTGATCGTTGCGCGCTTCACAGCGGCTGGTCTCGGGCGCGTGAGCAGTTCACCGGTCTCGATCATCAGATTCCGCACGGCGGTGTCGAAGCGGCGCTTGACGTTGTAACGGTGTCGCTTGGCTTTGGTCATCCGCTCGTAGCTCTGCTCGGTGTAGCGAATAACGCCGTCATAGGCTGGGTCTGAGTAGTCGATGCCATGACGATCTGGGTAAGGCTCGCCGTGGTTACGGAAGTAACGGAAGCACTCGTCCTTGTACTCTTCGCGCAGGCAAGTAACTACGTGGTGGGCCTTGCAGTGCTCTACGGCCAGTTCCGCCACACGCTCGACGAGCTGCCGCTTGGTGAGATTCTTCATGGCTTAACCTTCTGGACCAGGCGGAACCGACCCTCAAAATATGGGTGGGTTGCCTGGGTGGTAGTGACCATCGTGGATTCAGAGACAAAGCGGTGGAAAGCCGCGGTGACGTGACTCTTCGACCAGACGAGGTACTGCGAGCCGAGCGCCTCCTCATGGCCGTTGCGGACCATGCCTGCCGGGTTTGGCTGGTTCGGCCAGACCTTCAACACATAGTCCACGACAGTACCGGACAGGCCGTGCCGCTTGAGCATGGTTTCCTTGATGCGAGTCAGTGACTGGCAGTTCTGCGGGCAGTGATCCCACACGGTGGTTTGACTCAGGTCATCAACGCGCCGCTCGATTCGCTCCAGCGCTGCCTGCTGCTCCCGCTGCTGGCGCTCAACCTCCACCAAGTGGTTGGCATTGGCCGCGGTGATCTCGGCCTGCGTCATCGGGCGACCTGCCTGGCTCTCTAGTTCTTGCCAGCGATCGACAAGAGCTGCGGTGAACTCCGGCGAGAGCTGCGCGACCACGACGAAGCTGTCGCGCTTGTTGACCTGGTACTCAGCGACGACGACACCATTGGCCGCCCTCGCCCCATCCTGCAATGCAGGCTGGGAAATTACGCCCTTGGCAACTAGGCGTTCGATTGCGACCTTCACGTTGTCATGGCGAGACCCGACCAGATCAGCGATCTCTCGCGAAGACATAGTCAGCGCGTTGCTGGTGATCAGATTCATTCGCCTTCCCCCTCGCCCACCACCCCATGCGAGGCGCCAAGGTGGCGATGCTGCCAGCAAAAGTTGCCGCTGAATGTCCGCGCCTGCTCAAGATGTCGCTCGAGCTCCTTGGCTAATTCGTTCTGGTAGCCGCCCAACATCGGAATGATGATGGTACGGACCAAGCTCTCAAGCTTCCGATGCTCCGCGCGGGCGAAATTCATATAGGCCATCGCTTGCGCGTCGAGGATGGCGGGATGCAGCAGATGCCCCTCAATGTGTAGGGATCCCCTGCGAATGCTGACAAGGCTCATGCCGCCACCTCCGTGCCGAATGCGAGCCACTCAGCACTGACGCCGCAGGCACGAGCCAGCTCAGGGAGAAAGCTTGAGCGCTTAGTCTTTCCAGATTCGATCTGCGAAATACTTGTCTGCTCCATGCCGGCGCGAACAGCCAGATCCGCCTGGCTGAGTGACGCTGCCTCGCGAGCTAACAGCAGTCTATCGCCAAGGGTTTGATGTGGTCCGTTAGCGTCTGGCGCGCCACGTTTCGGTAGTGACGTATTTCGTGGCGCGGCATGGTCATCAGAAATCTGCTTGAACATCTCGATAGCGCTGTCGACGCCAGAGAAACCGGTGTCATCAAGGAACTTCGCCAAGCCGGCGAGCGCTTCAGCGTTCCGCCCACCTTCGTGCGTATGGCTCAGCTGAATGGCGCTAGCCAGGCCTGCCAGCCACACAAGGTGGTCCCTGGCAGCCAAAAGCTGAAACTCAGCTTCTGCTGCCACGTCTGCAACGGTTGGGATGACCTGGGTCACTCGACACCTCCCGTTTTCAGTGAGTACTGGGCTGCGCGAGTGATAGCTCCCGCGACCTCAGCCAAGAACGCGAGGCTGCGCATCTCGCTTAGGTAAGCGATTTCGCCGTTATTGATCTCTGATGCGAGTCGGTTACCAAGCTGATGAACCCCGTCAGCCAGCTCCGCGGCGAGGGCCAAACCATCCACGACGCTTTGGCCTTCACGGATGCAGAACAGGTGTTCGCCGACCATATCGAGGCTACCGAACTCAAGCTTGCGCAAGGGCGGGAGTTGCGTCGGGTTATATCCGGTGGTATTTTTTGGGTGCATGAAATCGTCTCCAAATGACGAAGATTCACGAAAGCTCCCTGCAAGGAGCTAGTTAAAGAACCCGGCCGGCAAGCCGGGTTTTTTGTGGGCGGTGATTTTTCAATCCACCATCCCACAAAATTCAGATATGCAACCCCAGGTTCCTGGGGTGCTTTGGCCTACCCTGGGCGGGCTGGAGGAATGGATGTTCGAGTGCGCATATCACGCTCCTTTGAAAGCGCAATGGGCGCTTGTTTCGTGAGGACCTTTACCAACGTAACGAGCAGATTTGTTTTTCCAAGGGCAAATGGAAAATTTGTTCAGCGGGTTGGCGGCTCGTGAACGTGACGTGATAACGGCCGAAGTACGCATTACGGAGAGACCTGCCCAATACTGGATGGGTGAACAGGGACTTCTGGACGTGTTTTGATAGATCCTGCGGGACTATTATTTGCGTATCGGCTGGTTGAGCTTTGCCGGCGTTGGCCGGGGAATGGCTTCTCTTCAACGGCAGAAATTTCACCGTCCGAAGATAGAACGACAAAAATTGAACGGCCTTCGCGGATCGCCTTGCTTAGCGCTCCCTGGCTCATTCCGAGGGATTTAGCTGTCCAGGCGTGGCGCTTGGCTGCGTACTCAGCAAGTGGGGTGCGCTGCACTGTAGTGACTCCGTATCTTGACCTTTTTAAATAGTGCTTGCGGGATTTTTCAATGTCAATGCTAGCGGCATTTGAATTTGAATCCCGCCAGCCATATGGTGCAGAGATGAAAAAGAAACCCCTTCCTCAAGACCGAATTGAAGAGTGCAGTGCGCTCAAAGCCATCTTCTTGGAAAAGCGGAAGGAGCTCGGCCTGACTCAAGAAAAAGCAGCAGAAGCCTTGGGCATGAATCAAGGGTCTTTCAGCCACTATCTCAACGGTCGAAATTCGCTGAATGTAGAGTTCGCCGCCAAGGTCGCGAAGCTGCTAGGGGTACCTGTTTCGAGCTTCAGCCCTAGGTTGGCTGGAGTGATAGAGCTAATGGGCGAAGCGAACGCGGCACTCTCGGAGCGGGCGTACGAGCACATCAAGCATTACGCGGAAATCGCAGAATCGAACGTCATGCCTGCCCAGCAGCCATGGAGAGCATCAAGGAAGTACCCATTGATAAGCTGGATTGCTGCAGGTGAGAAGGCAGAGTCTCCTGACAATTTGGGATCACCTAACACTCTTGAATATCTGGAGTCCACCGAGAATGCAGGTGAGCATGGTTATTGGCTGGAAGTAAAAGGGCCATCCATGACTGGATCTGGGGCGACGAGCTTTCCCGAAGGAACCCGCATCCTCATAAAGCCAGAAGGGTTTGATCTCATCAGTGGCAAATACTACGTGGCGCGCCATCGGGACGGAGAAAAGACCTTCAAGCAATACCTGTACGATGCTGGCTGCAAGTATCTGGCACCACTAAACCCAGCCTTCAAGGCCGTCGAGATGGACCACGACTGGGAAGTTATCGGCAGAGCCATAGACGCAAAAATACCAGGGCTTTAAAAAAATAATCCCGCAGGGATTGACACAAAAAAATCCCGCAAGCACTATTACTCCATCTTCTACGAAGCATGGAGCAACCCCTTATGGAATTTGTCACCTGTGGTTCCTGGCGCGGCAGCCTCGGCAATGGCCTGGCTGAGCGAGAGCTCTCTTGCCTACTCGCAGTAGCGGCCGGACACACTGACAAAGAGATCGCTCTGCGCGACGGCCTCTCTCCTCGCTCCATCAAAGGTCGTATTGAGTCCGCTATGTTTAAGCTTGGGGTCTACAAGCGCCCTGCTCTTGTGGCTGAAGCCATGCGTCGCGGCCTTATCTCGCCCATGATCCTTCTGCTGTGCGCCATCTTGGTCGGCCACTCTGTCGCTGGCGCCGATGAAATCACCCGTGTCCGCCGCCCTGGCGAACGCAAGCTAGCTGAGCTCCGCATTCACCGCCGCGCAGAGAGCGCCTGGACGGTGGCCTGACGGTGCCCTACTGATTTAACCAAATCCTGATTTTGCGAAAGCCAACAACGCGGCCGGGTATCGGCTTGCCTGGAGAAAATCGATGAACAGTTACGACTCAAGAACCGCTGACAAATTCGTTGTGCGCCTGCCCGACGGTATGCGTGACGATATTCAGGCTGCAGCTGATGCCGATGACCGCTCCATGAACAGCGTTTTCATCAAGGGCATGCGCGAGTACCTGCACGGCCAGCAGCAGAAGCAAGTGCTGCTTGGCGCGCTAGTGCTGGCCGGCCGGTTGGCGCCAGCGAACACTTCCGAGTTTGACATTGATGAGCACGTCAAGCTCATGGCCGATGCCAAGCGGTACCGGTGGCTGCGTGACCGGGAATGCATCGAGGACGCCGACACCGACCTGCTGGTGCTGCGCGGCGATACCTACTTCACCGGTGACGAACTGGACCGAGAGATCGACACGGCCCTGCGCTTGGAGCAATTGCAGGAGCAGCAGCCATGAATCAAGCCAGCAAGCCTCGCAATGAGTTTGACGACCTAGGCCGGCGGCTGGTGCGCTTCGGCCAGGCGCTGCAGGACAGCACCACCAGCGTTGGAAGGCTTGACCAGTTGGCAAGGGAATGCGGTATCACGCTGCGCCTGCGCGCCGTCGCCGAAATGGAGGGTGCCAGCCATGCGAACGCTCGCTGACATGGCTCTCTGCCGCGCTCGTGGGCGGATTAACTCAGTGCAGTCCAGAGCATCCGCCAAGGCCCCTGCGATGATCACTCCCCCCAGCGCTGCCAGCACTAGCACTGAAGTGGTGGTGAGCGGGCCAATTAACCACTTCATGTTCCTGGAAGGTCGCAACTGGGCGATTGACCTGGTCGGCTCGCTCCGAGGATCGCCGGGAAGGGTCGTGATTGAGCGCCTGACCGGTGCAGCGGTCGATCGCCCTGGCAGTTATGTGGCAGGCATCAAGTCGGTGATCGCGGAGCTACAGGCAACTGACGCGACAGGTCGGCGAGAAGGCGAGAACCTGACGTGTCAGGCCGGGAGGAAGGAATGAGCGAAGAAACGGAAGTGCTCACGGTCGAGGGTCTGGCCAAGCTGCTTGGTCGGACCGAGGCGTCGATCAGAGAAGGGATTCGCCGCGGAGTGCCCTGGCTGCCCAAGAGCTTCAAGATGGGCAACCGGCACTGCTGGCTGAAGGAGGACGTACGCAAGTTCCTGCGCGAGTTCCGAGATGGGGAACACCAGAAGCCAAAGCCGGGGAGGAAGCGGAAAGAACCGCCATCGCTGAGGAGTGTGGCATGACTGAGACATGGAAGCCCGCCCGGGGATTTGAGCAAGCCTACTCCGTCTCGTCGACGGACCTGCTACGGAGCGAGCGCAATGGGCGCGGGACGATAAAGGGGCTGATCCTCAAGCCACGATTCACCAGTGATGGCTACATCAAGTACGCGCTGCAACAAAATCGAATGCGCCAGCAGACGCTATGCCATCGCCTGGTCTATGAATCGTTTGTGAGGCCTTTAGAGGTTTGGGAAGAAATCGACCACTTGAACGGAAACAAGCAGGACAGCCGACTCGATAACTTGGAGCCGGTCACCAAGCTTGAAAACATGCGGCGATCATTCCGAGCCGGAAGGAATGTGGCCAGGGGCTCGGAAGTTAGAACTTCAAAACTCACGGAGCAAGTTGTGAGTGAAATCCGGAGGAGGCATGCCCAAGGTGCCAAGCAGGCCCAACTCTGCAAGGAATTTGACCTGGCGAAAGATCATGTCAGCAAAATCATTCTCCGGAAAACTTGGCGGCATGTGGCCTAGCCAAGTTTCTCCGCAAGATCAGCTGGCGAAAGGTGCGTGTATCTTTTCAACATAGTCAGTGTTTTATGACCGGTGATTGAGCTCACCTCCATCATGGTGAACCCCCGCTCGAAGAATCGACTCGTCGCCTCATGGCGAAGGTCGTGAAGGCGCAGGCCTTCAATCCCAGCAGCCACGCAGGCCCTCGGGAAGTAATTGCTGATCGTGTTGAGTGCCAGGCTGAAGTACCGCCCGCCATTGATCGGTGTGGGCAGCCCCTCGAGCAGGGCGATTGCCCGGGAAGAAAGCGGCACAGCGCGGCGCTCGCCGTTCTTGGTGTCTTCCAGATAGGCAACCTTGCCTCGCACCTGGTCGCGGCGCAGCAGCAGCAATTCAGAACGGCGCATTGCCGTCTCAACCGCCAACTCGATGAATATCGGCAACTGGGCATTCACCTGGCCTGCCGCTTTGTAGAGAGCCGTGAGCTCCGCCGGCGTCGGCCGCCTATCCCGCTCCTTGCTACCCTTCGGCATCCGGATCGCCCGGCACGGATTGGTCAGGCCCTCGATGCCCCACTCTTTGGTGGCCACCGTGTACAGGTGACTGATCACCGCCAGGTTGAGGCGCACTGTAGCCGTCGACTTCCCTTCCTTCAGTTCAGCATCGCGGTAGGCGGCCATGTCGCTCGAGCGGATTGCGGCAAGCCCCTTGCTGGCCAGCTTGTGTTCCTTCCACTTCTTGATGCGGACCTCTTCCTGCTTGGCGCCCTTCTTGGTCGAGGTGACCTCGGTAAGGTATCGGTCCAGCGCCTCGGCTAGGGTGGTGCTCTCGGCCTCGCGCATGTCGACGAAGCGCGCACGTGACATATCGCCTTCAACCTCAGCCGCCCAGCGCTGGGCTTCTGCCTTGGTGTCAAAGGTAGCGGAAAGGGTTGGGTATCCTTTGCGGCGGATCTGGGCACGCCAGGCGTCGCCGCGTTTCTCGTAGTAGGCCAT